ATCTACCGCAAGACGTTAAGTCTCAAGTTTATGATGTTTTAATAACAGGTGGAGTTGATGTTCCAACAGTTGACGGAGTTACCGACAAGGAATCAGTCCTCAATCAAGTATTTGGAGAAAATTGGTCAGACCAATCTGAGGAGGTTCTTAGAGGCGTCTTAGATGTATTCGCTGCAAATGACGGCACTCCCATTCGTTATCCAGAAGGAGATCCAAGAAACGAAGATGCAGACATTGGCGAGGAAGGGCCAGAGGTAGGAGACGGAGCGCCACAAGACGGAGATCCAGAAGATCAGGGACAAGAAGCGGGAGAGGAGCCACCCGAAGAAGAGTTACCTGAGTTACCTCCTCCTGATGATGATTCAGAAAACGATATTCCTCCCGGCCCCTCGCAAGAAACAGATACTGGACAAGAAGATGAGTTCCCTCCTTTCCCTCCTTTCCCAGATGCAGAGGACGATTCAGATCAGCAACCCGAAGATGATTTTCCTGAGCTACCTCCTCCTAGCGACACGCCTGAAGATGAAGATCAGGGAGAGAGCGAATTACCGCCTGATGATGAAATAGATTTACCTCCTACTGATGACGAAACCACAGATCAATCTTCAGAGTCACAGGAAGAATCAGAAGCAGAGTCAGAATCAGAAAGTCAATCAGAGGCAGAGGCAGAAGCAGAAGCAGAGGCAGAAGCAGAGGCAGAAACAACAACAGAGGCAGAGGATCAGTCTGATGAACCGACCGATCAATCTCAAGATTTACCACCCGGAGAGTTGCCCCCAGAAGAAGATCCGCAACCTCCGACAGACGAGCAACCAGAAGATTTACCACCAACAGATTCACCACCCGGACAACAACCAACGGGAGACTTGCCGCCGGGAAATCAAACCCCTACAGGCGAGCCTTCTGGCGAAGACGATTTTCCTGACTTGCCACCCGGAGACGGAGACGGAGACGGAAATAATGACGAGGACGATGACGATATGAGCATAGGAGATTTTCTAGGCGACATTTTTAGCGAAGGGCTAGGAGCCGCAGCGCAAGCTCTAGGAGGAAGCGCATCAATTAACAACGTAATTGACGTAGCCGCAGCAGCCTTACAAGATCGAAAAGCGCAAGAGTATTATACGGACGCTTTGCGAGATGCGAGCGATGCTGAATTAGCGTTCTTAGAACGTATGATTGCTCGTCAAGAAGTTTATCGACCGTTTTATAATGTTGGCACAGGCGAGAAAGCTCCTTTTCTTGGCTATCAAATAAACAAGCTTAGAGATTTAGTTAACAGAGAACCTGATTTTCCTGACTCAAGAAGAATAATCCCAGAGGTTGACATTCTGCCCTTGATTGAAGAAGCGGCAGCGATTGAAGCGGTAGATCCGACAGTGAACCAAATCAACGTAGCTGATATGCTTTTGGATTTAAACACCGGAAATGTGCCTAGTCCGTCTATGTTAGACATTGGTACGGTTCCTGATCCTCTTAGAACAGACGTAAATTTAATTAACCCTTTCAACCCACAAGATCCAGCCTTACGATTCTTACAGGATGAAGGTAGACGAGCTATCGAATCGGCTGCCGCTGCAAAAGGGCGATTAAACACAGGAGGGACTCTTCAAGAATTACAAGAGCAGGCCATTGGGACAGCAGCAAAATATGCCGGAGACTTGGCTGACATTGGAAGAGTTCAGGATCAAGCTCGTTTAGACAGAGATCAACAGTTCTTCTCTCAAGCTCTTGGTTCTGGTGGAGAGATGTTTGATCGTGAATCAACCGCAGACCAACAGTTCTACTCGCAACTACTTGGTTCAGGTACAGAGGGATTTGGACGAGAAATGGATCGGCTAGGGGCTATCTCAGACGCTCAACGATTCCAAGACGATCAAGCTCTTCAGGCTGACATTAGAAGATTTGAGTCTGAGGCTGACCTAGCAGGAACGGAATTTGATATGTCTCGCTTTGCAAACCAAGACGCAATCGCTAGAGATCAGACGCTTATAGATCAATTAAGTGGATTGGTAGACATTGGAAGCGTTGGGGCTGGTGGCCTCACAGGGAATGCTTCTACCTTTGCAGGGTTGGGAAAAAGTGCTTATAGCGAACTCGGAGACTTGAGAGCATACGAAGGATTACAAAGAGGAAATAGATTTTCAAACATCGTTGGCGGTTTGTTTGGAACTTAAAGGAGCAAGATAAAATGGCGAACAGACTTCAAAGAATCATGGCGATGGATCAAATGATGCAAAATCGCAATATGCCTCAGCAGGGGATGCAAAGTGTTTTCAATCCCACAACAGGAACATTTGTGAACGTCCCCTTTCAGACTGATCCTAATTTCAAAGGGCGCAGAACGGTTATGACTCCCTCTGGCCCTCAAGCACTTCCGGGATTTCAAGGACAAGAAAATCCTTACAGGGCATTAGGTCGAGGCGCAAGAAACTTACTAGGCAACTTGTTTGGTCGTGGACAACGTAGACGGCAAAACAGAAAAGCAGATCAATCTTTGCAATCTCAAGAGGAGATTCTAAGAGAGCGTTATCGTCAGGCTGGCCCAGATGGACAGATGAATACTGATGACGATATTTTGCCTGAGTTGGTAACGAAAGCTGCAACAGCCTCTCCAGTTGTCGTGAAAGACGGAAAAGGTGAAATTACTTTCACGCAAGAAAGAATGCCCGGAGTTTTTAAAGAAGCAGGAAGCTACGAAAACAGAATCAAGCAATTGATGGAAAATCAAGGTATTAACAGAGGAGAGGCAGAGCGAAATCAAGCAGAAGCAATTAAGAAAGGAATGGATTTAGATAACTCTGGTTATGTTGATGATTCAGAAGCGTTTGCATTTAACAACCCAACGACTTCTGGACAGCCCCTTGAGATTCCTGCTTTCCGAAGCGGCAGAGAAGAGAAATTAAGAGAAATAGAGGAAAGAATCAATCGTCCAATTATGCGTGGCCCTGCGCCCCTGCCTACCTTTGACATTTCTCAAATGTCGAGGGGACAAGTCAAATACGGTGATCCAAAAACATTTACTTTACCGAATGGGGATCTAGCAGTTTCAAGAACTGTTACAAAAGGAAATCAATCAGGATTAGAAATCATAGATCCGAGTAGTGGCAGAGTAATTTTTTCAAACGCTCCCGGTACAACAAGCTCTAAAACTAGCAGCGCAACTCCACAAGCTAATCCGTTTGCTAAAAAAATGGATCGTGAAATAGACTTTGATGCAGCTATTTTGTTGCCCAAAGACGAACAAGAAAAATATTTAGATCCAAATATTTCAGACGCAGAATTTAAAAAGTTAAACAAAAAAGCAAAAGTATTATTAGCCAAAACACCTAAAAAAGAAAAACCAACTGAAGGGATGTTAAACTCAAAAACAGCTTTTACTCAAATGACTTTAGCGGCTCCGACTTTGAAAAGATTAGAGCAAAACGCAAAGCTAATGGAACAGTTAGGTGGTTTTTCAGGGGCAATGGCAAGAAACTTTAGGTCAATGGCTGACCCAGATGAAAGGCTTTATCTTCAAGCAGCAGATGCTTGGATAAGGGCAAAACTAAGGAAAGAATCCGGGGCAGCAATTGGTGAAAAAGAGATGGAGCAAGAATATGCAACATTCTTCCCACAACTCAACGACACTCCAGAAACCATTGCAGAAAAAGCTAGACAAAGAGAAGTCTTAACAAGACAAATGGGAATAAATGCAGGAGAAATTAAAGAAACAAAACAAGATAAAGAACAGACCACTGAGACTGAAACTAACAACGCTTTGCCAACTGTAAGCACTCAAGAGCAATATGACGCTTTGCCTAGTGGAGCAAAATATTTAGAAGACGGACAAGAATTTAGGAAGCCTTAAAATGGAAAGTAAATTTGGTGGAGTTCCTGTCAATACATCGAGATTCGGTGGAATTCCTGTAAGTAAAGAGATGGATTTTGATGCTGGAGACATAGCAGCAGAAACAGCTAGATCAGCGGTGCAAGGTTTAACTTTTGGGTTTGGGGATGAACTAGAAAGTGGTTTATCTGGAATTGTTGGAAGTATGCAAGGAGAGCCATTTCAACAAGCCTATCGCCAACGGTACAGAGAGTTAGAGCGCAGAAGAAAAGCGTTTGAAGAACAATACCCCGGAATAGCAATTCCTGCTGAACTAGCCGGAGGGCTTTTGACAGGAGGAGTTGGAGCCGCTAGGACAGGCGCACTCCAAGGATTAAATCAACTGAGCAAACTTGGAAAAGCAGGAAGGCTTGCAAAAGTTGGGGCAGTAGAAGGTGGGATTTATGGCGCAGGGAAAGCAGATCCAGACGAAATCGTAGAGGACACTATTGAAGGGGCTGCATTAGGTTCAGTTGTAACCCCGGTTGCTGGCGGTACATTAAATGTATTAGGCGATTTAATTTCAGGAGTTGGAGACTTTGCCTCCAGAAAACTAGTGGACACGCCAAGACAACAAGCAGACCGAGTTTTAAGACAAGCAATGACAGACGAAGGCATGACCCCTGAAACAGTAGTTGCTCGGATTCGTGAGCTTAATGAAGCAACACCCGGAACGCCTCAAGCAACAATGGCAGACGTTGGCGATGCGTTTAGAACACAAGCAAGGGCAACAATGGACGTTGGCGATGCAGCAAAAGGTAAAGCAAGGGATTTATTTAATCAGAGACAAGCAGGACAAAGAACCAGAGTTAAAACATTAATCAATAAAAATTTTGGTGCTGATGCAGATAACTTCTTTTCTGACTTTGATAGTGCTTTAAGTAAAAGATCACAAGCAGCCTCGCCTATTTACGAAAGAGCTTTTAATCAAGGCGTAGAAATGACAGAAGAATTAGAGGACTTTATTGCTGATCCTTTAATAAAATCATCCTACTCTGAAGCAAAAAAATTTGCAGCAAGCCTTAAAGATCCCGGTGATTTAAATTTAAGAACGCTCGATCAACTCAAAAAAAGATTAGATGACAAAATAGGATCATCAATAAAAAACGAAAAAAGACAAACAGCAAGAGCATATCAAAAGAAAAAAACAGAGCTGCTTGACTTAATAGGCCAACAAAATCCAGATTACAGAAACGCGCTTGCTCAATTTTCAAGCGACTCAGCAATAATCAATGCAATGGAAAACGGTTTAGAATTTTTAAAACGAGATCCAGATTTGCTCAAGCAGTCACTTAAAGGTTTGACAGAAACAGAGAAAGACTCTTTTCGAATAGGTGCGGTAAAATCTTTACAAAATTTCATTGAAAGCCAAGGGGATAATACTGACGTAGTAAAAAGATTGATCGGAAGTGAGGCAATGCGTAAAAGACTGCAATCTATTATGCCAGAGGAAAACGTAGATAACTTTTTAAAAGGACTAGATACTGAATCAGAGTTTTTTAGAACAAGAGGCGCAATTACTTCTGGCTCTCCCACCGCAGAAAGGCAACAAGCTATATCAAGATTAGAGGATCAAATATCTCCTGATCTTTTAGTGTCTTTAGGTATGGGAGATCCGACTTTTATTGTTCCTCAAGTTGCTAGGGTATTGTCGAAAGGAAAAGCATCTCCTGAATTAGTTGACGCTCTGTCTGACAGTCTTTTTGATGCAGGACTTACTGGGCAGCAAATTATTGATATTCTGTCAAAGCCAACGGTACGCAAACAGTTTTCCGATCGCTATGATGAAACCATTGGCAAAATAATTAACAAGGATCGAGTGAGATCAGGGATCACGCCCGCATATTTTGCAACGACAGGAACGACAGGAAGGGAAGTAGATCCTTCTATGTTTCGTGCTGATGGTTCTAGAAAATCTGAGATAGGGTTTCTTGGGCCAATAAAGAATAATATTACAGGGGGAACTATGACTGAGTTCTCTACTGATATGATGTATAAAGGTGAGAAAATTGAAATTCCTACGATGGTTCCTACACAAAGTAAAGAAGCTATAGAACATATGCAAAACATGGAGCCAGGAAAGGGGTGGAACATGAAAAACCCTATAAATAAACAAATAATAAATACGGCTCGTGAACACGCTAAGATTCGGTTAGATCAAGGTAAGTCTCAATTCTATGTAGATGGAGAAACGGAAACTACAAGATGAATTCACAATCTAAACAAAATATTTTTGAGCAGTTAAAGATTGATGAAGGCATTAAACATGAATGCTATCTATGTTCAGAAGGCGTACCTACCTTTGGTATAGGCCATAGACGAAGACTAAACATCCTCTGGCGTTAGCTCCGGCAGATAGGTCGCATCCTTGTATTTGCTCGTCTGTTTCCGGGTTCTGAAAAAGTCTTTATATTGCGGATATGCATCTATGAATTTCCGCGAATAGAACGGACGATGATTGTTGTTGATCTTGAATTCTAAGATCCCATCACCGCCAACGTCCTTCTCCCATCTGATGCGCTCGAATATAGCATTGACGGAATAATTCTTTTTTCCGCGACGAATCATTTGAAAAGTAAACTCCTGAAACATTTTCCAGAATTCAGGATACTCTTGGTCATAAGCCTCGAAATGTTCTTTCAGTTCTTCTAATCGGTTCATGCTACCTCCATTCATTTTTTAAATTTTTGTCTATAAAATTTTCTTTTTTCTCAGGCAATTTTCGTGCAATGTCTAAAGCAGCAAAAGATAAAAATAAAATCAGAATAAATATTTTTTTCATCAAATTAACCCCATTTGTTCTGATTCATCTTTTTCCCAATGAATCGGGCAATTAAAAGAATCTATTTTCCGAGCCATTTTTTCAGGATCACAATTAAGAGTTTTAAAATTTCTAGCTACATTGGTTGAATCAGCTGATGCAAAAGGCCATCGTTCCCCTCCAACAGACAACCCTCTTAACATATGAATCCACGGCATTTGCTTATTTTTAGAGAGGAGGAAATTAAACGCATCATCAATTCTTCGATTCCATTTCTCGCTACCGATCTGCCAATACTCTCCAGAACTCCCGAAACAAACTTTAGAATAATTATCAATTAAGAAAGACAAGTAATCGAAAGATAAATTGATATGCCAGACAGGAGATCCCAAATCTTTTTGAAAAGGCCAATCTTCTAAAGTATTTTTGTTTTCTTTCTCGCTGCCCCCGATGATGTCAGGTATGACCGCCCAATGGGGATGACCTAACAACGGATCAAGCCATTCATAATATTTTTTTTTATCAAACCTTTTGCCTAACGTAAATGAAGAAAAAGCACCGTTGTCTAGCATGACACTTTGCCCAATCGCTAAACATATTTTGATCTGATCTGGTCTGGCAAAGCTCACGCAAAAATGCTTGCCTCCCATCTTATAAAGTTGAGCGTTTGGTGTGAGTGGAGTACCGTGATAATGAATCATTTGTTGTCGCTGTTGAATTCAGATATAACTTTGACTCCTTCATGTTCTCCAACCAAAATGACACGCAGAAAATCTAATTTGGGTTCTTTTTTTAAAATATCAAAATAAACAAATCTGCATAAATCCTCTTGGTAAATGAATCCCTCATAATATTTAAAGATATTTTTTAAAACTCCAACTTTGAACCATAAACTTGATTCAATAGTTGCTGCATAAGAATTTTTTATTACGTTTTCTTGATGTTCTAATTCAGGACAACTAAATCCATCAACTTCTAAATGATAAATGAATGTTTCTATCATAAATGCTACCTCCTAAAATGGGATGTCATCGTCTACAAGCGGCTGATCTTTTGGGGACAAGAATTGAAAGTTGAACGCCCGAATTGAAGTTGAGTATCTCTTCTCTCCGTCTTTCTCCCACTCCTGATATTGGATCTCTCCCTCGACATATATCTTTGAGCCTTTCTTGAGTTTATCTGCTATCTCTGCCAAGGCTCCCGAAAACTGGACTCGATGCCAGGCGGTCTGTTCCTTTGGCTCTCCGGTTCTCGTTTTCCACTTCCTTGAAGTTGCAAGGCTGGCCGTCACTGTTTTTGTGCCGTCATCCCAATTTTTTATTTCCGGGTCACGCCCAAGATTCCCTACTAGAATTGCTTTATTAACTGACATCTTTACGCTCCTTTTTTCTTGCAATGCTGTCTTTTCTCATTCTTCTTAAAGATTGATTATATAAATCAGTCGCACAACCCATCAGATCAGCCATAAGATCAACAGTCATTAGAGAAGAATCACTCATAAATGCAGGATGTAAAAATATTTCTGCCTCTCCTGCTTTGAAGTCTGCATAGATAATACCGATGACATTTGTTTGAATATCCTCAATGTCATCATCGTCATGTTTCTCAAGCATCTTTTGCCTCCGTTATGTTGATTTTTTTGTAAGTCGATGACTTGGAAAAATACGGTTCAAGTTGTTTCAAGAGATCGGGATCTTCCTCTTCCAACCTTTGAAGATTGAGAGAGCCTTTCCTTTCAACCGTAGACACGGCAACCCCAAAGCCGAAGCACTCGCCCTGGTCTTTAAGAGTTTTACTGATTGCCAATAACTCGTCTTTGATTTGCTTCTCTATCCTTTTCAGGCTTTTGTACTCCTTTGCAATCTCCCCAAAATCCTCGTCTGTTCGCTCAGATTCAAAATTGTTCCATGCTTCTATGAGTTGGCTAAAGTGATCTTCAGTAATATGACACTCCTGGAGTCGGGTTCTATCCTCGTCATAGGTGTACAAAAACGTCCTTTCGGCCCCGGAACAGAGTTTTTGATGGACAAGTTGCCAGAATGTAGGGTGCTTTTCGTCCAAATCGTCCCAGTAGCCACTAGAAGGGCTTGAGGGGCATTTTATCTCCACGATGATGTCTACCCCTCCCAACTCTCCAAAAGCGTCCAGAGAGGCTCCAAATAAGCCCATTTCATAGCAACGTGGCTCAAGACTTATGCCAAGCTCTTCCCCTACTGCTGCCCTTGCTATGGGTTCCATATTCGACCCTCTAAGCATTGCCTCGTTGACGAAAGTGGGTTTCTTGTCTGCCTTCTGCTTTCTCAAAGCGTTTTGGGACTGATATGGATTGACGTTCATTACGGTGGGAGTCTCTGAGGCAGTACGGAGTGACTCACGCCACTCCAACCACTCCGGGGAACCTTGATCCAGGAAAACCTGTTTATTTTTCATCTATCGCCTCTTGCATCTTCTCATCGAACGCCCTCTTGACTCGTGCCTCGATTTTTTGCTGGTCCCATCCTTCTTCTGACCAGACTTTCAGACTTTTTTCAGAAATAATTTTTTCGTCAAGTCCTTTTTGAATGATCGCGGTTTTCACAATCCCTGTTTCTTTTTGTGGCATTTTGCCAATCTTATTTATTTGTTCTTTTATTTTTTCTTTTTCGTTAATTTCTCCTTTAGCATCCTCTGGCAAATCTTCCCCTGCATAGATGTAAAGTCCTAGACCGTGAAAGGCAATAGTTTTAGTCAGGCATCTTTGCAAGGCTGTGTTCACCTCAAAAGACTTAGGTTTCTGAATTGATTTATTGACGTTGTTTAGAACTGGAAATGTCTCTGTAAGCGTTATTCCATCCGCTGTTACGCTTGTCTGGACGAAGGCGTAACCGTCCAAGTCTCTCATATAAGGAAGATAGGAGCCTTCATTGTTAAGAAAAGTGTGCTTCTCAAAAGTTGCGTCAGGACAATGTTCTTTCAACATTTGCCACGCCCATGTCCAAGAGAGATAACTGAACTTCCCTTTCTTCTCAACGTGTTTGCTACAGTCAATAGCGTTTAATCTTTTAAAAAGTGTACTCATGTTAGTTCCCCTTGATTGAACATTGTGGTTGAAGGTTTTTGTAATCCGGGTAGGTACCAGAGCAAACGTCTTTCAGATATTGCTCTTCCGCGATTCGTTCACTCTCGAAGTCGAGGTTTCCAACGAGTCCGATAATCAAAAGAATCGTCGCAAAAATAGTAAAATGTTTAAAAGTCATAGCTGGGCCTCTCTCAGAATTCTGATCGCCTCTGATCCGTCAAAACCAACGGAAGGATCGTGCGACTCTGCTTCAAACTTTAAATCATCTTTCCATTGATCGTAGTCTTCAAGGATGCTTTCAAGAAGTTGTAGAGGATTGTCGCTCTTAGATTTGTCATCAACAGCCTCTTTGATGGTTTCAGCTAAACCATCTTCAGCGTTAATAAATTCAAACCACAAGCTATATTCATCTCTGTTGATGCGTTTGCTTTCTGAAACAAGTTTATCATTTGTCATTTGTTTTCTCCCTTGATCTGCATTATTATGCACATCCAAAATAAATTATCAACTGTTGTTGAATACATAGTAAAAATGGTTATGATGTCAGGATGCTAAAAGAGAAGACGATAGAATTGTTGCGGGAAAGTCCGAAGCCTCTTCCAAAGATTGCAAAGGATTGTAAGCTAAAAGAAAGGTGGCTATATCATTTGAAGAATGATTATTGGGATGATCCGGGCGTTTTGAAGATAGAAAGGCTGTACGAGTATCTATCTGGTAAGTCTTTGAATTTAGGCAGAAAAAGGAAATAGTGACCCAACGTGACGGAATAAGAAAACCGTTATCCCAGCGCACCATCTGGACAAAAGGGAAACTAAGAAATGGATAAATCTGTAGTTTAGAGACTCGTTATTCAATATTGCTATTTCCTCCGTCAAGATTTTAAAAAATCGCTCGTCGGTTAAATGGTTTATGGGAGAGAGAAAATGGAATATACAGAAGAATTCAAGGAATTCTGGAGCTTGTACCCAAAGCAAACAGGAAAGGGAGCCGCTTTTGCAAGCTGGAAGAAATACAAAAAATCAGAGCATGAGCTAATACTAGACCACCTTCCAGAACGGATTAAAACAGATTCAGATTGGTTAGAGGGTAAGTTCATCAAGAACCCTGCTACTTGGTTGAATCAGAGATGCTGGGAAGACAATTACAAAAGAGCATCTCAGTTCGCAAGAATCGCAGGAATCAAGAAAGAGACCTGGTGTGAAAAATGCGAAAGCTATAATTTTACCCAAAGGCATGAAGACATCTGCGAGAACGGCGAAGAATTTTATCACGTTCGCTTTAAGAACAAAAAATGGGTTTTCAAAATGTCAGGAGCAGAGCAACTTGAAACGATCTCTTGAACAAAACGACTGCTTTCACAAATGGAGTCGCGTGATTGCTGACCACCTTCAAGATTCAGGCGTGGCTGTGAGTCACGACACTGTGAAAGAGTTAATACTTTTAGAATTGGGGAACACCAAGAAAGTCAAAGTGCCGGGAATGCCTGAAAGAGTTATAGCTATGAGAAGTCATCAGTACAAACAAATGGATTTTGATCTTAGTGAGTACGATAGAAAAAATAATTTCATCTCGATGAACGCTTTACTTTCTAAAGTGGATGCGTGGGCTGCAACCGACTTGAATCTCCAGCTGGAAAGAGTAAAATTTCACAAAGAAGTTTTTAAAGAAGTTTTTGACGGATCGCTGGCTGAAGAGAAATGATGGGGTTTTTTAAGCACGAACCTTGTTTGAAATGCAAAACGACAAATCCTGGAAAGTTTAAATCTAAGGAAAAGAATTTTTGTCGCGACTGCTTGAAACAGATGAAATTTTCGCCCCAGAATCAGGATTATTTCAAAGGGCTGGTAACTCAAAAGCTCAACAATCTTTATTGGCCCTCGCCTCCAGACAAAGAAATAGAATATGGAGTGCCGTTTGCTGAAATGGAAAAAACATGAGAGGAAGAAGAGGACCGCAGAATTTAGAGAAGAAAACTGTCCCTCAGTTACAAAATACCTTATGGCCTATTTTCGCCAACTATATCAAAGCAGTTCATGGCTCAGAGTGCTTTACTTGTGGCAAGCGATGCGAGGGCAGGGACAGACAAGCCGGACACTTCATTCCCCGGACGTACTCTCCAGTCAAATACGATGAGGACAATGTGAGAGTTCAATGCTCTAGGTGTAATGAGTTCTATGCTGGTAAGCCTGTAGAGTATGAAAGAAAGCTTAGACTTCAGATCGGAGACGAGGCAGTAGAAAACCTCAAACGAGAATCCACGAAGACTTGGAAGTGGGATCGACAATGGTTAATAGATAAGATTCTCTACTATCGACAAGCCTTAAAAGAAAGGGAGGAAGCTGCATGAGCGTTGCGACTGAAAGAAAGTTCAACCCTTATTTTATTAACGAACCCGCAGCAATTTCTTTTAGCGGTGGTCGAACCTCTGCTTATATGCTTTACAAAGTGCTAGAGGCTCATCAAGGTAGCCTCCCAAAAAACGTGAAGGTTATTTTTGCTAATACTGGTAAAGAAATGCCTGAAACCTTAGATTTTGTTAAGGCTTGTTCAGACCATTGGGGCGTTGAAATTATTTGGTTGGAGCTTTCTGCAATGCAAAGGGAGAAAAAGCCAGACAAGAGGGCGGTAATTACAACGGAGTATAGGGTTGTCAATCATCAAACAGCCTCTCGCAATGGAGAACCTTTTAAAATTTTGCTAGACGCAATTCCAGCGATGCCTAATGTTGTTGGGCGTTACTGTACTGCTGAGTTAAAAATTAGACCAATGACGAAGTATTTAACAGATTTAGGATTTGAGTTACCAGTGCTGACTTTGGTAGGTATTCGATATGACGAACAATACAGAGCATCAAAAATTAACGGAACAACTAGCCACGGACAAGAAAAATATCTTCCGCTTTGGGTAGACGAGGTTGATGTGCGAGTTATTTCTGATTTTTGGAGTTCAAACAATTTTGATTTAGGTTTGCAGGGCCATAATGGTGACACCGCATGGAGCAACTGCGATCTTTGTTTTATGAAATCAAAATCTAGACGCTTGTCGATAATGAAGGAACGGCCAGATTTATCGACTTGGTGGATTAACGCAGAAAAATTAAAAGGCTCTCAGTTCAGAAGGGAAGAGCCGAGTTATGAACAAATGCAAATAATAGCGACCGATCAAGGACAGTTGTTTGACTTTGATGACGATCCCTCAATTCCTTGTTTTTGTGGAGACTAAACATGAGCCTATTAACTTCACTGATTGCGCCAGTTGCTAACATTGCTACCGGGATCATAAAAAACAGAGGCGAGATTTTCAAAGCAAAACACGAAGCTAAAATGTCTCAGATTCAGAATGACGCAGATTGGGAATCGAAGATGGCCGATGCTTCTGCTAATTCGTGGAAAGACGAGTGGTTTACAATTTTACTTTCCATACCTTTACTAGCAGTCGGTGCAGGAGTTGTTATGGATGATCCCCTTATCATTGACCGAGTAAAATCAGGCTTTCAGGCTCTTGAAGAGTTGCCAGATTGGTACAGCTATCTTTTATTCCTAGCAGTCTCCGCATCTTTTGGAGTGAAAGGCGTTGATAAACTTATGAACATGAGAAAGAAATGAACAAAGAACTAGAGCCGGGAAGTGAATATAACAAGTATGATACTGACGGAGATGGCGTAGTTACAGATGCAGAACTCGCCACCACTGAGAGACTGCAAGCCTTAGAGTTGCAGAATGAAAAAGCCGATGCTCAGAAAACAATGTGCTGGTTTGCGTTATGGGGGATGCTCCTCTATCCAAGTGGAATTGTAATTACCTCGTTTTTAAAACTGGATTCGGCTGCTACCATACTCGGGGACATTGCATCCGTTTACTTCATTAGTGTCTCAGGTTTGATCGCGGCCTTTTTTGGGTTCCAAAGTTTTAATGGTAAAAAATAATGGAAATACTGATCGCAGTTGGTTTTATTCTCGGATACGTTTTGGGAAAACACTATGGCCGTTAACCTAGATCAGTTGTACGAAGAAATCAAAGCAGACGAGGGACTTGTCACAAACGACGAGGGCGAGTCTCTGATCTATAGGTGTACCGAGGGCTATTTGACTTGTGGCATAGGGCATAAAATCGTAGAAGGAGATGCAGAGTATGGATTCGTGGAAGGCGATACTGTACCGATGGACTCGGTTAAGAAACATTTTGAGAAAGACGTTCAAACAGCTATTGAAGACTGTCGAGCAATTTATGGCGAGGGATTTGATTCGTGGAGCGAAGAACGCTGTCATATCGTTACTAACATGGCTTTTCAATTGGGTCGAAAAGGTTTATCTGGCTTTAAGAAGTTTAATGCGTACTTTCAAGAAGGAGCTTATGGCGGTGCGGCGTTGGAAATGATGGACAGCCGTTGGGCAATTCATCAAACCCCGAACCGAGCTACAAGACTGAAAGATCGAGTTCTAGCTTTAGCTGATGACCCTAGCCGATAAAGCTGATAAGTTGATAGAGTTGTGGGTGAGGGAACTGGCTCAAGAATCAGCCAATCCCTACAAAGCTCAGAGCCTTTTAGACGGACACTTTGCCCTTGAGGTAGGAGGTAAGCGAAATCCTTTGAAGTCATACATCAACGCAAAGGAAACAAAATCACCGCCCAGGGACGTTATCAGCAGCGATTTGATTTTAATTGACTCGATCATTGGTCAGATTAGCAAAGTAAACAGTAAGTACCCTCTAGTATTAAAGTGGTTTTACAGCACAGGAGACATGAAGCGAGTAGCGAAAGAGGCAAACGTCAGCCTTACGAAAGCGCGAGAACTGAAGAATACAGCATTTGATTTGGTGCAAGTTTTATTAGATGAAAAACTAGGAAAGAACTATGCGTAAATTATGGGAAAAGATTAAAAAATGGTTGGGCTTGACCTCTGAGGTAGAACCCCCAAAAGCCAAGCCCGGAAAAGCTAAGCGGAAGAAAGCCCTCTAGCAAAATCTAACAGCTTTTTCCTGAACTGAGGGAGGACATAAACCTCAACCTTCTGAAGTCCCTGCCGTTTGCGTTTCAGCCTGTGGCGTTTAACCCGGTCACGATTGAGCCGGGCTTTTTTCTCTTCTTTGGTTTCGTTCATGCCTAGCCTCCTTCTAAAGCCGCTTGAGCCTCTTTCTTGGCTCGATTAACTTCAATTTCAGATAAGTTTCCAGCAAACAATTCGGCAACCGCCAAGGCTCTTTGTGACTGCTCTTCAGTAGGTGCTGAAATCGCAAGTTTAAGTGCCAAAACAAGCGCATCGTAAAGATCAGTTAATGGTTTATTTTCCATAAAGATTGATCCTCTCTCTTTCCAACCAATCTGAAATTGTCATGTTTCGCTCTTTTTCGCCCATTGAGGCTATGTAAGCATCATGTTTGGGAGCTTGCTCAACCACACTGAATTTGCCAGTTTTTGAAAAAGAGATAATATACTTTTTGCCATCTTTTAAAGATCGCAATCGTTTTAACTCTTTGTTTGCCTGATGAATATTTTTAAAAATCATTTTATTTCCCCTTGATTTAGTTAACTTATTAACAACCCATCCTTTGCTCTGCTCTCGCCCATGACTGTTCCTCTGCTTCTAACATTTTCATCTTTGAAAGTTGCTGCTCTAATTCTTCACGATGCTTGGTTTCCAGGCGTGAAATGTCATAATCTTGGACAGTCGTTCTCCCATCGCATTTAGGGCAATTAACATCATAAACGCCTGAAAAATAATTTTTGTAGAACTCGTCCCGGTCATCCGGGTGAATTTCGTCAGCAGTCATCCCATTAAATGCAGGATTGCCACAAGTACCCTCACCTTTACAGGTCGGACAAACTACCCATTTTTTAGGAAGTTTGTATTCTGTTGTATCTTCCGATTGCCAGCTTCCATCTATAATTAAATATTCAATGTCGCTATCCATACTCTTTCCCCTTGATGTATTTAAGTTACAAGGATGATAATACACCATTACAGGTAATGCAATTAATTTAGTGCAATTAAATAAGGTATTTTTCTGCACCAAGTTTCGCGCAGTCAATAACACATAATTATTTGCGCGTCAGTGTCGTGATACCACTTTTTCAGTATCGTGATACCAGTTAAAAATAAGCCCTACCCCTACCCCTAAACCTACTCTCCCTCCTACCCTTACACCTACCCCTATACCCCCCCTACCCAAAAACGTCTACAGCCCTTTGTTTATGTACGTTTCAAGGAAAGTGCTTGTGAAAGAAAAAGGTTTGCAACACGTTTTTTATAGTGTAAGGTATGGAAAGGTGCGATTGCTGACTCTTTCTCCCCTTGAGGGGGGTCAGCCCACCTAAATTCATGCGAAACCCTTGCTCGATGATGGCATGATGGGGGGACGGCTCTCCCTTCCCCCCTGATTGTTAGGAAACAAAAATGACAAGAAAAGTGGAACGCAAGCTCAAGAAAATAGCGAAGTCGTTGAGTAAAACTAGCCGGACTCAAAAAAACCAGGCAAACGAAATTAATAAAATTGTCAAAAAAAAGGTTAAATCGAGGCGCAGGAAATGAGCAGAAGAATTTTCGTAAACCCGCACCGCCAGAACACAACTAACAGGGTTTATTCTCAGAACGTAGATACTGACATGCTCTACAAAGTGGATTTCAGCGCAGAAGCATCAGAGCTTTCAACTTCTGTCAGTTCGGTGGCGGCTGAAAGCAAGGGCCGACAAAACATCACCCTGACTACGCCCTCTGTCAGTTCCAACGTGGCAAGTTTTTACGCCAGTTCAGCAAATTCCGGGGATGGTGTCATCAAGGTCACTGCAACCTACGCCAGTGGAAAAAAAAGCGTCCAAGGCATTAAGCTGAAGATCGACAACCTCGCAGATCAAAGACTGTTTGCATGAGCGACGAACTCAAGGGAAGAATTGAGATACTGGAACAGCAGCGTAATGACGCTATGAATCAATCGGTATTGTTGGGCGGTCAGATCAAGCAGATGATCGAACAAATCGAAGGATTACAAAAGAAGCTAAAGGATTTAGAAGATGGCAATGACCCGAGCGCAGACGAATCGGAAGATCAGACAGGATAGTCTGCGAGAACAACTTGCCAACCAGAAGCACATTGAGCAAGTCGTTGAATCCATTAAAAAACTGGAAGAACTGGACACTGATCTGGATAGCGTTTCAGTAAGCCGGATTAAAGGAGCCATCGACAGCAGGATAAAGCTCGTAAGTAAGTACCTACCTGACCTGAAAAGTATTGAACTTTCCGGGGATGAGGATAGCCCAGTACAGATCGCAGCCTATGAAATCCAATTCAGTGATACCCCTGAAACGTAGGGTTCCGACAGCATTCAAAGAACTTTACGAACCTCACAGGATTAAATGTTATTGGGGAGGGCGAGGCGCAGGGAAGTCGGTTCAAATGGCTTCAGCACTTCTGCTAAAGGGAACGGAAAGCCCGAAAAGAATTCTATGCGCTAGAGAGATCCAGAGATCAATCAAGGATTCTGTTCACTCTCTACTCGCATCAAGGATTGAAGCGTTAGGACTTGAAAGGTTCTACGAAGTCACGCAGAACGAGATCCGAGGAATAAACGGAACGACGTTTATATTCACTGGACTCTTAGCAAACATTCAGTCAATCAAGAGTATAGACAACATTGACCTTTGCTGGGTTGAGGAGGCGAGTTCTGTTAGTGAGAACTCATGGAGGACTTTGATACCTTCAATACGAAAGCCCGGCTCAGAGATATGGGTTAGCTTCAATCCAGAACATAAGACTGACGCAGCGTATCAGAGATTTGTTTTGTATCCACCGCAGAATGCAATGGTGAAGAAAGTCAGCTACCGGGACAATCCTTACTTCAGTCAGACAACGCTCCCAGAAGAGATGCAAATCCTTAAAGATCAGAACGAGGAAGAATATCTTCATGTATATGAGGGGGAGCTAAAGCAATTTGTTGACGGCAGCATCTACAGAAATCAACTCAAGCAAGCGAGAGACGAAGGTCGTATTTGCTGGTTTCCAGTTGAGAGCTTAGAGGTGCATACATTTTGGGATCTCGGTAGGAACGACTCAACTGCAATATGGTTTATGCAGTCAGTCGGGAAAGAGCTAAGATTTATTGATTTTTATGAACACCGCCTAGTGGACTTAGACCATTACGCTCGGGTCTTGAAAGAAAAAAATTATTTGTACGGAACACATTATCTTCCTCACGACGTTGAGGTCATCTCGTTAGGGAGCAACAACCGAAGCAGGAGAGACATCCTGGAAGGTTTGGGAATCCGTCCGATTACCACTGTCCCAAGGATTGCCAGCGTTGAAGATGGTATTGCGATGGTGCGAGATAAATTTAAATCTTGCTGGTTCCATGAGGAAAATTGTGAGGGGGGTTTAGAAGCTCTCTCAAACTATCAGTACCAGTTCGATGACAAGCACGATACGTTTAGAAAAGTGCCTTTGCACAATGCAGCAAGCAACGGATCAGATGCGTTTAGAATGTTTGCTCAGGGATTTGAAGAATATATTGACAGCCCTGAATTAGAATTTGCGAGTGAATGGTGAAATGAAAGAGAGAAGCGAAGAAGACAAGCAGGAAATTATTGCGGAGGCATTAGACCGTTTTGAAAGCGCCTCTGACTCATGGAGCTATATTTACGAAGAGGCTGTCGAGGACGTAAAGTTCGTCGATGACGACGAGGACGGGCAGTGGTCTGATCAGATGCTCAAATCAAGAGCTAACCGCCCTTGTTTGACGTTTGACAAATTATCTACCTCAGTAGACAGAGTGATCGGAGGGCAACTCAGCAATATGCCCTCTGTGAAAATCAGAGCCGCCGAGGAAGGCGATGAAGACATAGCTGAAGTCTACCAAGGGTTAATCCGTCAAATTGACCAGAGAGGCATACAGGCAATCAAGACGGCCTTCAAGTTTGCCGTTAAGGGTGGCTTTGGATGCTTCCTTGTAGATCACGACTACATTGATGACGTTTCTCTTGATCAGGACATTTTAATTCGAGAAGTGAAAAATCCTTTTTCGGTTTTGATTGACCCGATCATTCAGGCAGAAAGAACAACAGAAGCACGTTTCGGGTTTCTCTTTCAGGACATGGAAAGAAAAGAATTCGACAGGCTTTATCCAGACCAACCAGACGTTTCAGAGAGTGAGTTCCTGACAAGCAATACCTCAGAGACATGGATCACGGAAGATTATGTTCGTGTTGCTGACTACTACCGAATCGTGCTTGAAGAATCGACATTGGTTCAGTTGTCGGACGGCAGAGTGCTAGATTTAAAAGAGGTACAGCCCGTCAGGGACGAGTTAAACCTTCAAGGTATTACGCTCGGCAAGACAAGGAAGGTGCAGAAAAGGAAACTGGAAAGATTTAAAATAACGGCGAACAACATTCTTGAAGAAGTCGAGTGTGTCGGGCGGTATATTCCGATCGTTCCTGTTCTTGGCAAAACATCAAACATCAACGGAAAATTCATTTCAAGAGGTCTGGTCCGAAAAGCTAAAGATGCTCAGAGGCTTTATAACTACTCTCGAAGCGTAGCAGTAGAGGTCACGGCCCTCACGCCTAAACAGCCTTACTTTGTGACTCCAGCAATGATCAAGGGTCACGAATCGAAATGGCGTAATATGATGGTTTCAAACGATCCAGTGTTGACCTTTAATTTTGATCAGGGGCAAAAACCTTACAGAGAATCCCCGGCTCAAGGTTCTCCCGGATTGATGCAGGATGCTCAACTCGCAGCAGAAGACATTAAAGCTACCACCGGAATTTATGACGCGAATCTGGGGCAACAAGGCCAGGAGATTTCAGGCGTTGCGATGGGCAAAAGACAGTTTCAAGGTGAAATGTCTAACTTTGAATTTCAGGACCAGCTTGTTGATGCAATCGAGCTTTCTGGCCGGATCTGTATCGACATGATTAGAAGCGTTTACGACACTGAGCGACAAATCAGAATTGTCGGAGAAGACGAAAAAGAAGAAGTCATTTCAATCAATAAGACTTTGATGGATGCTCAGACGGGTCAGTACGTCAAGACAATGGATTTAAGTGCTGGGAATTACGATATCAAGGTAGCCAGTGGTCCGTCCTTCTCGACAAGGAAGCAGGAAACCGCAGAACAGTTGTCTACAATCATTTCCCAGAATCCTGCAATGTCCGAACTGGTCGGAGATGTGTTGTTCAAGAACCTTGATCTCGTAGGCGGCGATGAGGTGATCAAACGACTTAGAAGCGCGGGAGTCAAGGCAGGAATTATCGAACCGGATGAACAGGAAGCTGCTGCACTTCAGCAACAGATCCAGCAAGCGAAGCAAATTGAAGCTCAAGCTGCTCAATTAGAATTGGCGTTGAAGCAAGCGGAAGTTATGACAGAGCAAGCAGAAGCAAGAGAGCGAGAATCTAAAGCCCAGATGAATACCGTGAAGTCAGCCGTAGAACAGTTAAAACTTGCAGAAGCCCAGGAAGACCTCGAAACAAAAGAAATAGCCCAGATGCGTCTTAGGCAGTCTGTCGGGCTTCCGTTAATTTGATCACAACGCTCTACCTGATTAGCAACCTTGCCTGGTTTCACTTCAAGGACTTTGATGACGACTACCAGATTGATTCGTGTTTGGCGATGAAAACAAGCATTGAGTCAAGGTTCAATGTCAAAGGTGTATGCCTTTCAAAGTGGGGCAAAACCATGATTTTAAACAACCAGATATATGGGGACAGTTATGCCAAGAGTAGGAAATAAACATTTTTCATACACGAAAGAGGGTATGAAAGCGGCAAAAAAAGCTAGAAATAAAATAAAAAATAAAGCTAAAAAGAAAGGTGGATACGACAAATGAATCAACCAATAAACCGAACTCCGGCTCAAGACTTGGTTATGTCTCGCAGAGAAACACCGGGCACAGGTATGGCAGGAGCTAACGCACTTGCTAACCAGATGACTAAACCGAACATGGCTCTTCCATCGTCAACGCCTCAAACTGAAATGCCTGAACTGCCCAATAACCCAAGACAAATGGTGACAGGCAAAGACGGTAAGAAATACCAGATCGTTATTGACCCCGGCACAGGCTTACAAACTTTCATCCCTTATCGTGAACCAGCAGGTATAGGAATGGGTCAAATGCGAGGAATGGGCGAGATGCGAGGCATGGGTGGAATGCCCGCACAAGGCGGCAGAACGGAAAGAATCCAACGTTTAGCACAGCAAATGGGGCAGATGCAAAGCCCCGCTGCCCCTGCAAACCGACTTAGCAGTATATTGTCCTCTGGTGGCTAACGGACTTAAAGACATTCTGGAAGGCTACGCTGGTCGTAGACAGTCAAACAGATTAGCAGGATTTGAGCCTCTCCTGACGGCTGGTTCTGCTGTAGCTTCTGAAGTTCCTGCATTGACTGTAGGTCTGGTTGCCCTCGATGATCCCGAAGACAAGTTCAAGCCTTTTAGCGGCGCGGTTGAACAAGCTGACGAAGTAAGAGAGATGCTCACCTATAACCCTCGCTCGATGGAGGGTCAGGCAGGAATGCAATCTCTTTTAAACTCTGTTAGTCAACTAGCCGACACGCTCGGACTTGATACAGCTTTCAAATATCTAAACGAGGAGATCATTCCCAGAGTACAAAGCACACTCGGCGAAGACGCTGCGAGAGAACTTGGCTCGATGGCGATGATGATTCCGGCTGTTAAAAGAGTCACAAAAGTAGTGCAGCCAAGCGCAGACATAGAACAAGAAATAATTGACCCTGATAAAAATCTAATGTTTTTGCAGAACACAAGCCAAGAAGCGTTAGAGAGTTTTGACGAGATTGGCGGGATGCCGATGCCTTCTCTAGCAGTCACAAAAGAAGACATACCCTTTGAGGGATTTGGAGAAATAACTTTAGTCGGGAAGCCCGAGAGTTTTGATCCGAAAGCCTCCAGAACCAATGAAATGTTTTCTGCTGACGCTTATACAGTCCGCGCTCCCAGACCAATGCAACTGGCAAAGAAAAACGCAGACGATATTTTTGAAGAAAAATTCGGGACATCAAAAGAATTAGAACAACTGGATGTGAATGCTTACGGTTTGATAGAGAATTTAAGGTCACTATCATCTAAAAATCGGGCGTATCCAGAAAGTTATAACCGTATTTCCGAGTTTTTTGAAAGCAAACCCGGAAAAAAATTATTCGCATTAGAAAAAGGTTTTAAAACAGAAGACTTACCAAAAGAAAATAAATTAGCTGCATTTTTAAGTGACAAAGAAACAGAGTTTGAAGAATGGCAAAAAGAACAAATAAATGATTTGCTAGAACCTGAAAAAGTTTTTGTTTCAAAACAAATGTATGCAACAAACACAAAACCTTATCGACAAAAAATATCGCCCTACACCGCAGAAGAAGTGACAAAGGTCATGCGGAGGAGTAGTGGTCAAAATATGGAGGAAGGAGGAAATTTTAATCAATCCTCTATCGGGGCGCAAAGAGCCGCAACTGCTGAACCAATTAAATCACTTAAACAAGCAAGAGAAAGAAAAGATCAAATACAAACAAAAGAGGCACTTGAAGATTTAAAAGAAGCGCAAAACGAAGCCTTTTTTTCTATTCACGATGATTTAAAAAAATATTATGAATTTAATTCTGATCGTTTTGGTTTTGTTGATGAAGTAGGTGAATTGATAAAAATATCAGAGCGAAAAGGATTAGACGCTGCGTTTCGAGAAGTTGGATTTAAAGATGTCCCAGATGATTTGAAAGACGCAATCAACGAGTATAAAGATTCGTTACGCTCTGCGCCAACTCAGTATTTTGAAGCAAAACCTAAACGAGTTGTTGATCTATCAGAATTCGGAGGGGCAATTGTTCCTAAAGGATCTGAACCACAGATCAGAAAAATTTTAGAAAAATACGGAATAACCCGCTTGAAAACATACGAAACAGACGTTGAAAGAACTGCGGCACGAAAAGCCTTTCAGGACTTGATGTTTTCTATTGGATTACCTGCAACAGTTGCAGGGTCAATAATTTATGGCGAAGAAGATCAATCGGTTTAACGCACCGTAAAAGCGTGGGCTTACTTGCTGCCCTCTGAGCAAGGTAAACATTCGTGGAGACGTACTCATGGAAACTGATGCAGCAATAGCTGAGGCTGAAATATTGCCAACGGAAATAGAGCAAGCCGGACAAGATGCTCCCGAGCCTGAACAGGGCGAAACCTCTGAAGCAGTAGAAACTCCAGAAACCGGGGAGAAAGCCGCAGAAGAGTCATCCGGGGAAGAGACACCCGAAAAACTAGCAGAAGAGAAGCAGAAAAAGCGTAACTCTGTTCAGGAAAGAATCTCACAACTGGCACGACAGAAAAATGAAGCGAACACCAGAGTATCTGAATTAGAGCAACAAGTTGCGTATCTGCAATCTCAAAGTCAGCCTCAAACCCAGGATATGCCACAAACATACCCTAGACTTGAAGACTACGACTATGATGAAGGCAGACACCAGCAAGCAGTTCTTCAGTATACGGCTAATCTGAACGCTCAAAATGTTTCTCAGGTAATGCAACAGCAACAGCAAGCCCAACTGGCTCAACTACAGGCAAAGAAGCAGCAGATCGCTTCAGCAACCTTTGTAGAAAAATCAAACGACTTTTCAATCGACTATCCTGATTTCAAAGAAAAGGTAACCAATCCTGCTTTTGAACAGAGTGACTTTGTTGCGAATCAGATCGTTGAAATGAGCAACGGACCAGCAGTTGCCTATTACCTGGCAAATAACCAGAATATTGCAAATTCGATTAACCGAAAGAGCGATATCGAGGCATTGAAAGATTTGACGCGAATCAGCACGGCTCTATCTATTAACGCTAAAAAAAGAAGGTCGGCCACTCAAACTAATGCGCCCACTCCGTCCAGAACGGTGACACCTAAAGGGAAAGTTTCAAAAGATCCTGACAAGATGACACCGGACGAATATCGGCGGTATCGTGGGTATACAAAATAGGTAATCGATAAATGGCTAATTCATTATTAACCCCATCGATCATCACTAAAGAAGCTCTCGCTGTTCTACATCAGAAATTAAATTTTGTGGGAACCATCAATCGTCAATATGACGATCAATACGCAAAAAGCGGTGCGAAAATTGGTAATGATCTTAAAATCCGACTCCCCAACCAGTTCTCAGTAAGAACCGGAGCAACTCTTTCGTCCCAGGACGTAACAGAGCAATCCGTCACTCTGACTGTCGGAACTCAGAAGGGTGTTGACTTCACGTTCAGCTCGGAAGAACTCTCACTGCACATTGACGAGTTCAAATCGCGGTACATAGAGCCAGCAATGGCTGTGCTAGCGTCCAATATCGAGTCTGATGCATTCAACATGAATAACGATGTGTACAATTTCGTGAATGGCGTAGGCTCAGCTAATTCCTTTGCCAACATTACGAAAGCCCAAAAGGAGCTAACGCTAAACCTTGCCCCTTATGGCGATCGCATCTATATGCATGACCCTCAATCAGTCGTTGATATGCTGGCCGACACTAAAGGTCTGTTTCAGGATTCTGGACAGATTGCCAAGCAATATAAGGACGGCATGTTGGGGCGAATATCAGGGTTTGACCACTACGAAAATACGCTGGTCCCCACCCATACCACGGGAACGGCTGCGGCCACTACAAGTTATCTTGTAAATGGTGCGTCCCAGACAGGTGCAAGTTTGACCGTTGACGGTGGTAGTACCACCTTCCTGGTAGGGGACATCATTACTATCGCAGGAGTCAACAGAGTCCATCCTGAAACTAAAGCAGATACAGGCGTTCTTCAGAACTTTGTCGTGACTGCAAACTCAGGTAGCTCTGCCACCACATTGGCAATTTCGCCCTCGATAACAGCGTCAGGCGGGAATCAGAATGTCAGTGGTAGCCCTGCTGATAATGCTGCTGTTAGTAAAGTAGGCGGCGGCAATGGTGCAGACTGGGTTGATACGCTTGCGTATCACAAGGACAGTTTCACTTTCGCTACAGCGGATTTAGTCCTTCCAGAAGGGATTGATTTTAGCGCGAGAGAAGTAATGGACGGAATCTCTATGAGAATCGTCCGAGACTACTCGATCAGTGCTGATACCTTCCCTTGCCGTATTGACATTTTGTACGGCTACAAAACCATCAGGCCGGAAACGGCGTGTAGGGTCGGAATCAACTAAGACCTCTCTTAGTCGGGGGGTAAAACCCCCGGCTCTATTTTTAGGTGAATTATGGCAACGAGTCAGACAATCATAGATCAGGCAACCAGCCTTTTGAGAGTCAGAACGTCAGGAGTTACATTCTCAACCGACGACTCTGCAAAAAACGCTGATGTCTTTATTTCCTTGAAAAACATGATCAACGAGTTTGCTGAAGACGGGCTAATCAATATTCCTGCGCCTAGCGCGGTGGGAGATACGCTCGATATTCCTGATGGCTCAGTGCGAGGACTTGCTTATAACCTAGCGGTTGAAGTAGCGGCAGAGTTTGGTTTAGATCCGGCTCCGGTAGTTTTCGAGATCGCAAAAGAAACAAAAGACCGGTTAGAAAGTGAAATTACCCTTGATCTTTCTTTGAATGCCTCAGATTTAAGGTGGGCGCAGAAAAGTTACGAGGTCAATACTGATAGCGTATGAGAGCTTTAATCCCTTTAGAATCTAGCTATCAAAGCACCCGGCTTGACGCAAACAGACAGCAGACATTGAACCTTTATCCCCATACATTGAGGGGATATCGCCAAGTTCCGGGATACGTCACCTTTGCATCGTTTCAGGCTACAGGAGAAGCGATTACAGACAGTTTAGGTTCTGCTCTGACTGATTCATCGTCTGAAGCAATAACAGCCTCAGTCACGCCCGGAGGCGCAGACAGAGGATTGATTGCTGATGGGCCGAATGGACTTCTGTATCAGGTCACCGGATCGGCTTTGTATTCGATTGATCTGGCCGGATCTGCCAATTTCATAGGCGAAATATCAAATAGCCCGACTCCGGTAGTAATGGCAACCGATAGAAATCAGTTAATTATCTGCACTGGAGGAACGCCCGACGCTTATGTCTACACAGTCGCGGGAGGCTTACAGGAGATTAGCGATACCGATTTACTCCTAACAAGCAGCGTGGCTTTTTTAGACTCAAGATTTATCTATCAACAGCCTGATGGCTATTTTGTCGTTTCTGCGCTGAACGATGGCACAAGCATTGCCTCTTTAGATTTTGCACAAGCGGAGGCTTTACCAGATGACTTGTTAAGGGTTTTCTCTCAGGATCAATACCTTTACCTATTCGGACAAACAACGACTGAGATATGGTTCACAAGCGGCACAGGTAGGCCGCCTCTATCAAGACAGGCAGTCTTGCAGCAGGGCATTTGCGGAACTTACGCAGTCGATTCCATAGATGGAATAATTTATTTTATAGATGCAACCCGAAGGCCGGGCATGATTCAAGGAGAGAATTTTGCTCCTTTGTTTGTTCCTGCAATCGGTGAACAGTGGGCTTCATTTGATGAAAGTGATTTTACAAACGCAAGGGTATCAGCCTACTCCTTGCATCAGGAAAATTTCGTAGACTTTGTATTTCAAGATCAGGGCGAAATCTGGACGTACCATATCACCTCGAAAACATGGTTTGAAAAAGACTTTATTACTACTTCAGTCGTTCACGCTTTCAGTAAAATTCTTGCGGCTCATTCTGAAAATAAGAAAATCTATCAATTAGACTTCTCCAATTATCAGCAGGACGGCGCAAACATGACGAGGCGTAAAGACCTGCCTTTGATTAGCTCTGAAGTCCTGGATGTCGGTGGCGCAGATATGGTCATTGACCGACTGAAAATTCATGTAGATACCAGCACAACGTCAACCGTCACGCTGAAAGTATCAAAGAATCTAAGCTCTTTCACAACGATTAACAGCGCAAGCATCAACGGAAATAAAACGGCAGATATGAATTCGATAGGAAAATCAAGAGAAATTATTGCGAGAATAGAAACAACGTCAAATGCAAGAGTTGATATTCTGGACGCTGCCATTGACGCTCAAATTCTAAGAGGATGACATGGGACAATTAACTCAAACGACTACTCAGCTTCAGACAATCATAGATGATGCAGACGCAAGTAACGCTGGGAATACGTCTATCTCAGACGGCAGCGATACAACAGCAACAGCCTTAAAGAAGAGTGGGTTTTTTAGTCTTGGGGCTAGTTCGTCAAATGCTCCTTCAAGTGACCGATCAGTGGTAATTTCGGCGGTTAGAAATACCTCAGCAAGTGGTGAGATTAGATACGGCCAAGTCGTTTTAACGGAAAGCGCAGGGCTATATTGGGCTGTTGATGACGGCGGTAGTTTGTCAAGCTGGTCCCAGGCGATTGGCACAACCTCAACCCAGACACTGACAAACAAGACTCTTACCAGCCCGGTACTGACTACTCCTCAGATTAATGATTCGTCAGCAGACCACCAGTATGTATTTTCATCGGCAAATCTGGCCGCAGACAGAACGGTGAGTCTTCCGCTGTTAGGCGGCAATGACACGTTTGTTTTTGAGGCACACACTCAAACCCTGACGAACAAAACACTCACTTCAGCAGTTTTGAATACCGGAGTTAGTGGCACAGCAGTTCTAGACGAGGATAATTTTGCAAGTGACTCAGCGACGAAGTTAGCAACCCAGCAAAGTATCAAGGCTTATGTCGATGGTCAGGTAAGCGGAGTAACCGCCTCTAGCACTACGACATTTACAAATAAAACCATTACGGCAGCAAATAATACCCTTACGTTGCTTGCCACCGATATCAAGATCGGGGAAGACGATGAAACCAAGATTGACTTTGAAGATGCTGACAAAATTAACTTCTATGCTGGTAATGAAAAGCAGTTAATTCTTGAAGATGGAGTTTTGTATCCAGGAGCAGATAATATCATTGATCTTGGTAAGTCTGACAATGAATTCAAGGATGCGTATTTTGATGGCACGGTTACCGCAGATGCTTTTGCAGGGCCATTAACGGGAAACGTAACAGGTAATGCTTCTGGAACTGCTGCCACTGTAACTGGGGCGGCTCAATCTAATATTACATCGCTAGGGACTCTGACTACCTTAACTGTTGATAATGTCATTATTAACGCCACAACGATAGGGCACACTGATGACACTGATTTGATGACATTAGCAGATGGCGTTTTAACAGTCGCCGGTGAGGTCAGTATGACCACTCTGGATATTGGTGGAACTAATGTTACTTCTACGGCAGCAGAACTCAACAAGTTAGATGGAGTAGGCGTATTAAGACAAGCCGGGCTAGAAACAATCTATGTTCCTGCGGCTGCGATGTACCCGAATTCAACCAACGGATGCGCGGATTTAGAGCAGGTAGAATTAGCTAACGGCCCTGAACTAAAATGTTTAGATTTTGATGCAAGTTCTGATGAAAACGCACAGTTTACTGTTTGCTTTCCAAAAAGCTGGAACGAAGGAACTGTTACCTTCCAGGCTTTCTGGACAGTTACAGGAACTAACACCGGAACCGTAGCGTGGGGTTTGTCAGGTGGATCTATGGCAGACGATGCTTCAATCAATACTGCCTTTGGAACAAATGTAGTCGCTACGGCAAAAGCCTTTTCAGGAACATCTAACGACATGACAGTGAGTGCGGTAAGCGGGGCCGTCACCATAGCCAATGCTGCTGTAGATACTCAAACGTATTTCCAGATTATGAGAGATGTATCTGCTGACGATCAATCAGGAGATGCAAGATTGTTAGGTATTAAGCTGTTCTTCACGACTGACGCAGCTAACGATTCTTAGGGTTATTAAATGTTTGGCTATCGAGTATTAGGTTTTGGTGTAGGTAAAGCTCCTAGAGCACCATACACTGCCGAATATCTTATTGTTGCTGGAGGCGGTGGTGGCGGGAGTCAGCTAGAAGGATCTGGAGGTGGAGGCGCTGGTGGTGCTTTAGATAGCTCGTTCACAGCAACACCCCTTCAAGGATACACTATAACAATAGGGGCTGGAGGTGCAGCAGCACTTGGTCAGGGTAATTCAGGGGCCAATTCCAGCATCGACTCAACAGCAGCTACAGGGGGAGGCGGGGGATCGCCCGGAAACGCTGCTGGATCTTCTGGAGGCTCTGGGGGAGGGGGGGGAGGATCTCAACATAATAATGGAGCCGGTGGTTCAGGAACAAGTGGTCAAGGAAATGCTGGAGGAGCCGGTAGCACTGGAAAGAGAGGCGGTGGTGGTGGAGGAAAAGGCTCTGCTGGTTCAACCCCACCGGGAAATGGTGGTACTGGAATAGATTGGAAATCCTTGGGAACTTCTTATGCTTCCGGGGGAGGAGGAGCATCAGCCACGGCTAGCAATGGATCTGCGGCTGCTGGAGGAGGAACTGATGGATTTACCTATCCGGGACATGGAAGCCAATATGCGGCAAGCAACGCTGCTGCCAATACCGGAGGTGGAGCAGGAGGCACTAATGGAACCTATGGATCAGGTGGGGCAGGGGGTAGCGGAGTAATAATTATCAGATATGCTGGCGGCCAGCAAGCTACTGGAGGCACAATAACTTCTGCTGGAGGATACACCTATCACACTTTTACTTCATCTGGAACATACACAGGCTAAACTATGGCTCATTATGCAAAAGTAGTAGATGGAGTAGTGGAAACAGTCATTGTTGCTGAAGCAGAGCATATTGCAACTCTGGAAGGTACATGGGTAAAAACCTCTTACAACATGCGTGGTGGAGTGTATTACGACCCTTCAACATCAGGACCAGCAGCCGATCAATCAATTGTTAGTGGCGATGCAGCGAGAGAACGAAAGAATTATGCAGGAATTGGTTATAGATATGATGGGACAGGATTCTTTAATCCTGTTAAACCTTTTAATAGTTGGGTTTTTAACAACTCGACTTATCTTTGGGAGGCTCCTGTAGATCGTCCTGGTCATAATTTTGAGTGGGATGAAGCAAATACCAGGTGGGTTGAGATAACGTGAGCAAACTAGAATCCCACGAAAGAGAGTGTGCGCTGAGATACAAGAATATCGAAGAGCGACTTGATCGCGGGACAGAGCGGATGAATCGCATAGAAATGAGTGTTTACGCTCTTTACCCTTTTCTAGTAGGACTTTTCCTAGCCAGCAGATTCCTGGGGTAGCCCCTCATGTTCGCTGAACTGGCAGCGATTACCAGTGCCATATCAGCGATTAACAACACTATTGCAACCTTCAAAGAAGGTAGAGCCAATGCTCAGGATGCTGCCGCGCTCTTGGGCAAGTTCGGCACAACGGCTCAAAAACTAGACGATTGGGAGAAAAAGAAGAAACTTAAACGCCCTCTCACTCCTAAAGAGGCTATGGATCTCTCCATCAAACGCAGAGAGATCAAAACCATAGAAAGGAAAATCAAAGACCATCTGATGATGGCTGGGATGTCCGATGTTTGGCGAGATGCTGAACGCATACGAAAAGAATCAGAAAGGGACCATCTCCAGTACCTGAAGGACATTCACAAAAAGCGTAAAGAACGAAATCGTAAGTTGCAAGAAAGAGCTACTGCTGCGTTTATTATTATTTCCTTGTTATTTCTATGCTGGGCAGGTTGGTTTCTCTACGGGGCCATTACAGAATCAAGGCTTGATGCCGCAAAACAAAGGCTAGAACAGGCAAAAGAAAGACAACGGAATATCAGAAAATGCGGTCGAATTAAATGCTGACAATCGCGTTTCTTCTCATTGTTGAAGTAGACAATGAAATCGTTAGCGATCCGCGAATGCTCTGGCGGTCAATATATAATTGCCAAGAGTATGCTTCAGCGATAGAAATGGGAAAATGGTCTAGAAATGATCGTCCACATTATCGACAGGAAAAAGTTACCGCATATTGCGTTCCAAAAATGGTCGATAAAAAAACAGTGCTATTTCAATGACAACGAGAATTTTAAGAGATCCGAAAGCAGTCAGGGTCAACCCGGAAGCAGAACCGCTGCGCCAAGTCGTAATAGACATGTTCTCCTTGGTGAAGCCTTTTTACTCAAGACAGACAGCAGCCTACACCACAACAGGGGAAGCTGCCCTAGAGATAGTTGAGGTTGATAGTTCAAGTACCGTGGTCGTCAGTCTCCACGTTTCACCAAAGGACGGACAACAAGTCATAGTGAAAAGAATGGGAAGTGGGGCCGTGACCGTAGCTACAGCAGGAGCCGAATTGATAGATGGGTCAGCGAGTAAATCCATTGCAAGCCAGTATGATGCCTTGCGAGTTGTTTATCTGGATGCTTCTGGAGAGTACATCGTAATATGAGTGAACGCGGATCTCCAACGCCAAGAAATAATCGTGCAGAAAATTGGGCTTCAGATATTAGTGAAGCCGAAAAAAAAGGGCAGATTGATTTTGATGCTGATCTTTTTGAAGCTGGGCTGCAAGCAAATGACGCACAAATGCAACGCCTTTATCTTGAAAAAATGCTTTCTGATTGGGAAGCCGGAATAGGAGAAATAAATAATCCTTTTTATGTCGGCGAAGAACGCTGGCAAGACATTGAAGGAAATGATCTAACGGCAAAACAAGAAAAAATGCTAGCTTGGGAAGCCGCGTTTCCTGAAACCTATTTAATTCTGAAGCGCATATTTGGCGAAGATATGGAACGCCAGACTAGCCGAGACAGCTTTCAGGAAACATACTCAGAAACAACAGGAACCGAGTTAAAAGAAAACGAATATACAGAGTGGCTAAAAGACTCCGATCTTTCCGATGACTTAAAAAGAACTGTCTGGAGTGCGCTAGAGCGCGGCGTAAATATTGAATCAAATAGTGACGGCGTTGTTGATAAAGCATCTGTTTTGGAGCAGGTTTTCGGGGATTCCTGGGCAGAGTTGCCGGAAGAAACATTGCGAAAAGTGCTTTATGGGTTGAGTGCCGACGATGGGCAACCCATTCAATATCCCGAAGGAGATCCTAGAAACGAAGATGCTGATGTAGGTGAGCAGCCTACGGAAGTTGATGAAGAAGGCGACGCTCCACAAGAAGATCCACCGGAAGAAGAGCCTCCACCACAAGAAGATCCGCCACAAGAAGATCCACCGGAAGAAGAGCCTCCATACGACGATGAGCCTCCATACGACGATGATCCTTTTCCCAGAGAAGGGCCGCCAGAAGACCAATCTCCTTTTCCTTTTCCACCAGACGATCCTCCACCAGACGATCCTCCACCGGAAGAAGATCCAGAAGACGAGGAAGATGAACTTCCTCCAGATGAGGATATTGACCTTCCTCCACAAGATGGCGGTCCACCAGATGAAGATGATCCACCACCAGACGATCCAGAAGAAGAAGCTCCAGAGGCTCCTACGGAAGAAGGACCGGGAGATGGAGAAGGACCGGGAGATGGAGAAGGACCGGGAGATGGAGAAGGACCGGGAGAGGAAGAAGGCCCCGGAGAGGAACCAACAAATCAGGAGCCTCCCGGAGAAGCTCCACCGGAAAATCAACCAGAAGCTCCACCGGAACAAGATCCTTCAGGAGAAGACGAGTTTCCAGAACTACCACCACCCGCAGATGCACCACCAAGCGGAGGAGAAAATGACGATGACGAGGAATCAATAATGTCAAAGATCGGAGATTTTTTTAAAGACATCTTCACCGAAGGAATTGGAGGAGCCGCAGCGCAAGCTCTAGGAGGAAGCGCATCAATTAGCAATATTGTAGACGTTGCGGCTGCCGCAGCGATTGATCGAAAAGCGCAAGAGTATTATACCGATGCGTTGCGAGATGCCTCAGATCAGGAACTAGCCTTTTTAGAAAGCATGATGGCTCGTCAAGAAGTGTTTAGGCCGTTTTATAACGTAGGCACTGGCGATAAAGCTCCGTTTACTGGTTATCAAATAAACAAGCTCAGAGATTTAGTCAACAGAGAACCTGATTTTCCTGACTCAAGGAGGATAAGCCCAGAGGTTGACATTCTGCCCTTAATTGAAGAAGCAGCAGCAATCGAGGCGATTGACCCGACAGTAAATCAAATCAACGTCGCTGATATGCTTTTGGGATTAGATACCGGAGAAATCCCGGAAGCAATGAGGACAGACGTAAATTTAATTGATCCTTTCAATCCTGAAGATCCTGCCTTACGATTCTTGCAGGATGAAGGTAGACGAGCCATTGAAAGTAGTGCTGCTGCCAAAGGGCGATTAAATACAGGAGGGACCCTTGAAGAATTAAGCAGACAAGCTATTGGCACTGCCGCTCAATACGCAGGAGACTTAGCCGACATTGGGAGGGTTCAGGACGCAACTCGGTTGGACGCAGATCAACAGTTCTATACGCAGTTACTTGGTTCAGGCAGAGAAGGATTAGGTCGGGAAATGGATCGGCTAGGAGCTATTTCAGACGCTCAACGATTCCAGGACGATCAAGCTCTTCAGGCAGATTTGCGAAGATTTGAGTCTGAGGCTGACAGAGTAGGCGAACAGTTTGATATGTCACGCTTTGCCAACCTGGACGCGATGTCGAGAGATCAAACGCTCATAGATCAATTAACCGGACTTGTGGACGTAGGGCGAATTGGTGCAGAAGGACTGACGGGGAACACTTCAACTTTTTCCGACCTCGGAGGCGGCATTTACTCGGGGATGGGCGATCAAACAGCATATGAAGGGTTAAAACGAGGAGATCGATTTTCAAACATTGTTGGCGGTTTGTTTGGAACTTAAAGGAGCAAGATAAAATGGCAAACAGACTTCAAAGAATCATGGCGATGGATCAGATGATCCAGAATCGTAATATGCCTCAGACCGGCACACAAAACATTTTTGATCCGACAAGTGGTCAATTTGTAAAAGTCGAATATCAGACTGATCCGAATTTCAAAGGGCGCAGAACTGTTATGACTCCCTCTGGCCCTCAAGTGTTACCGGGTTACCAAGGAGTAGAAAACCCCTATCGACAACTAGGTCGAGGAGCAAGAAATCTACTAGGCAACTTGTTTAATCGTGGACAGCGACGAAGGGCAAACAGAAAAGCAGATCAATCTTTGCAATCTCAAGAAGATATTTTGCGAGAGCGTTATCGTCAGGCTGGCCCAGATGGACAGATGAATACCGAGGACGATATTTTGCCTGAGTTGGTAACGAAAGCTCCGACAGCCTCCCCGATTGAGGTTAAAGACAAAAAAGGGGAAATAACGTTCACTCAGGAACGATTCCCAGGAATGTTCGAAGAGGCAGGAAGTTACGAAAACCGAATCAACCAGTTGATGGAAAATCAAGGCATCAGCAAAGTAGAGGCAGAGCAAAATCAAGCAGACGCAATCAGTCGAGGAATGGATTTAGACAATTCTGGTTATGTCGATGACTCGGAAGCGTTTGCATTCAACAACCCGATGACGGCTGGACAACCTCTTGAGATTCCTGCTTTCCGAAATGAGCAAGAAGAGAAATTAAGAGAGCTAGAGGAAAAAATCAATCGTCCGATTATGCGTGGCCCTGCGCCCCTGCCTACTTTTGACATTTCTCAAATGTCGAGGGGACAAGTCAAATACGGTGATCCAAAAACATTTACTTTACCTAATGGAGATTTAGCAGTTTCAAGAACTGTCACAAGAGGAAATCAATCAGGATTAGAAATCATAGATCCGAGTAGTGGCAGAGTAATTTTTTCAAACGCTCCCGGTACAACAAGCTCTCAAACTAGCAGCGCAACTCCACAAGCTAATCCGTTTGCTAAAAAAATGGATCGTGAAATAGACTTTGATGCTGCTGTTTTGTTGCCTAAAGACGAACAAGAAAAATATTTAGATCCAAGTATTTCAGACGCAGAATTTGAAAGATTAAACAAAAAAGCAAAAGTATTATTAGCTAAAACACCTAAAAAAGAAAAACCAACTGAAGGGATGTTAAACTCAAAAACAGCTTTTACTCAAATGACTTTAGCGGCTCCGACTTTGAAAAGGTTAGAGCAAAACGCAAAGCTAATGGAACAGTTAGGTGGTTTTTCAGGGGCAATGGCAAGAAACTTTAGGTCAATGGCTGACCCAGATGAAAGGCTTTATCTTCAAGCAGCAGATGCTTGGATAAGGG